CGACAGGGACACCTTTATTGAATTCACGTACGATCTGATCAATTGCCTGCGCGGGCGAAGCACCACCAAGGAACGTTTGACGTGCGCCACGAGCCTCCTGAAGGCCCAAAATAGCCTGCTTAAGTCCGCTACCTGCGGCTATGCCGCCACCAGCACCCCTTGCAAGTTTTTCTTGCGCTGCCTTCCATTTGGGACTGCCAGCCATTGTTGCAGTACCAAGGATTGGCGAAGACGGAAATCCTTTTTGCGCTTCTTTGAGCGCTCTATCAGCGGCTCTTTCAGTAGCTCTAGCAGCGCTCTCCAGCTTTTGCCTTGCAGATTCTTGGGCAACTTTCCATCTTGGACTTCCTTCAATTGTTGCACTGCCAAAAATAGGGGAAGATGGAAATCCCTTCTGGGCTTCCCTCAGGGCTTTATCCGCTGCTCTTTCAGCAGCAGACGCAAGTTGTTGTTGAATCTTCGCCGCACGCTCTTCAGCTCTGCGCTGAGCTTCAGCACGCCTCTCTGCCGCAGCGCGATTTCGCTCTTGAGCAGCGATAGCCCTGGGACTGCCTGCCATTGTGGCAGCACCCATAATTGGCGATGCTGGAAATCCACGTTGAGCCTGTCGAAGCGCAATTTCTTGGGCTCTTTGCTGTACAACAATTGCTTTTGGACTACCAGGAAAATTGACTCCACCAAGGACAGGAGAACTTGGTGCAATTTTTGCAACTCTCTGCTGTTCAGTTAATTGATCTTTGAGTAGCTTTAGCTGATTCCTAAGAGCCGCTTCATACTGTTGCGCTTTTTTTAGTTGATTGCTACCAGCTACTTCCTCAAAATTAGAAAGAGTTTTTCTTGCCCTATCTGTTTTAAGTCCAAATGTTTCATACTTCGCAATTTCTTTACTAAAAGAAAAAAGTTTACGCTGGTTAGCAGTTCTACGCTCAGAGATTCTGTTTATTTCATTATCATATTCGATAATTCTCCCAAGTTCAGTAGCGATTGCTTGAACGCCGGTAGCACTTTTTCTATCCTTAAAAAACTTAAACCCCTCTTCTATATCTTTAATTTGATCGGCAAATTGTTTTTGATTTGCTACACTTGTGCGAGAAAGTTGCCTTTGCCTTCTTTCGTATAAGTCAACCGCAGCATTAAGCTTGCTTTGATTGATGATACTGCGCTCTTGTCCTTTGATTTGCTTTTTTGAAACAGAAACAACTCTTTCTAGTTCATCTGCTTGCTCTCTAACAAAATCTGCCGCCGCTTGCGAGCCCTTGAATTTCTTTTTTGTCTCAAGATCTCCTATAGTTTTGTATAAATTATCAATTTTTTTTTGGATGCGATTTAACGCGGCCTCACCTTGAACTACAAGATTAATAATCGCCTCGTAGCTGGCCACGTTGTTCGACCTAGACTTGCCAGCAGTCTACTCAGACACGAAAAAGCCGCCCATGAAGGCGGCTAGCGACGAGTCTGACGCTTGATCTTCTCCATCTCCTTCTCTTGTCGCCTACCTTTAATTGAAAAGTAAGCGGCCCAGAGAGCAAGCTCTTCGTCAGTTACCTTGTCCTTTAGCTCAAACAAGGTACAATGCAAGGCTTCTGCAAGAGAAAGCTGAAAGTAAAGTCTGCTATCAGACTCCAGCTCTTGCTCAATCGCTTTTGGAGTCGGGCTCTACATCCTCCGAACCGCGAGGGCGAAGAACACAAAGAATCAGCTTCTGCAAGTCTTCATCTTCAACCTCTCTGCGCAAAACAGGAGCGTCTCCAGGCTTGAAAAGCCGATCACCATTCTCATCAAGAGCTTTGGAGATTAGCAGTTGCATTGCAAAGTCATTTGTGCTGTCGGACTTTGCATCTTTTTGCGCTTTTTCGCGTTCGGCAGCCGTCAGAGGGGTCGCATAGAATACAAACTCAGTACCATCAACAAGTTCAACAACCTGTTTAATGGGCTCAAAATTTGAAGCCTTGCGCAGGCGATCAATTGCCCTCATCGGAGAAGCTGGAGTAGGAGCAGGAGTGGCGGCCATAGAAAAACCATTGTCAGGGTAAACAATAGAGCAAAGTGGCTCTTAATGCAATCAGCGAGAGATCTCCTCCCAGTCCATTGAAGCAAGAATGGTGTCATCGCTGCTATCTGATGCCACTACAAGAGTCAGCTCATAAGGAGTAGATGTGAACGAATTTCGCTCAAGCTGAAACTTGAATAGCGCCTCTTTTAGAATGTCAACACTTGTTGCAGATTGATTTGAGGCATTGAAAAATCCGCTAGCAAGAACCCTTCCGCCCGCGTAAGAAGTACCAGTTCTATTGTATTCAACGGAGCTGTTCGCACCAGCATCGGTCCAAGTGCCACCAGTCGTTGTTCCACTTGCACGCACCTGCCAATTATAATTTCCAGTAGAAATAGCCATTGCAGATATTGCAGTCAAAATAATAATTGCATCGAGCCGATCTGGACTTGTTTTTAGTCGAATTGAAATAATAGGATAAAAGGTTCCAGCCGTGCCAAGCGTGCGTGGACTGTCAACTGCAATCGAAGCAGCCTGCTGAAGTCCACGAAGCTCGTAGCCACCCTCTGAAATAACAGTCGAACAGACTTGCTTAAGAGTACTAGCGCCAGAAGTAGCAGTTATGTTTTCTATTTCACAGCGCAGCGGAAGCGAGGCCGTTGTGATATAAGTAGAGTTAATAATATTTGCATGATTGAATGAATGACAATGAATAAACATATTATTAATTGCAAAACCTGCGCGAACAGTGCCAACTCCAAGCCATTCAATGTCCATCCACATAATTTGAGCTTTTGTTATGTCAAGCGTAATTCCACTTGGTCCAGATCCATCCAACTTGTCAATATTCCAATTAGACTGGGAAATTCTAGTATCAACAATAGCGCCACTAACGCAACTACGCTTACAAAGATAAAGTGTTGAGCCATCCAGTTCAAGATAAATGCCGTTTGAAACGCCAAAATAGCCAACGCGTTGGCGTAATCCAGTCTTAGCATCACCAAAGACAAAGGTGTTCAACGTAAGCAGCGACTTGCCGGGTTGATAGCTAAAAACTTTTGTTGTTTCCCTGTAAACTTTTGACCCGGACGATGAAGTCACCGCAAGATCAACAAGCCCTTGGGCCGCATTAAAAGTTGCAGAACCGCCAGTTGCTGTACTTGTATTCCAGAGCCCATTGTCGGCAAAGCGATGACTTGAGTCAAACAGCGTCAAAGGATTTGAAACCCTTAAACGCCCAAAAGCGTCAACAGATGAATCGGAGAAATCAGCATCAACCTCAAGCCGTCCATCTGATGTCGCCCCAATTTCTTTAGCAGCACCAGTTGGCAGCGTTCCGTGGACAACAGCATCAGGCATGATCGTACTCAAAGAAAAGAAAAGCCCCGCTGAAGCGGGGCAGAAACAAAACAAGCGGATCAGGCGGTCGTCGTGAGATCGAAGGTAGGCTGATTCAACGGACGGAAGTTAATACTGATCTGCTGGCCATCGTCGGGGTTAACGGCGAGAGATGCAGAAGTCAGCGCAACCTCCATATAGATCGAACGACTTGCGGTGTTATCAAGAGTACCACCGGTAAACACTTGATCAACATAAAGACGGACACTTGCGCCAACCTGTTTACGCAGCAACACGTCCTGAATCATGCGGTTTGCACTGGCAGCGTCTTCGTCTGTCATGTAGACAGTTGCGGAGCCAGAGGCTTCACCGAAGCCAGCAATAAACGTGCGGAAAGGTACAAACTGACCAGGCTGTTTACCAATGGTTGTAACATCAATTTCTGTTCTTGTAATTTCAAGAGACCAGTCACGAACTTCCGCGATTGCCGCGTAATCCGCGTAATAAACTTCAAACTTATTGGGAGAAGCAAGAGTGCCATCATCCGAGAAATTCAGCGATGCGCCACCTTGAGAGGCGGACACGGCCAAGGCACCAGTACTGTTGTTGTAAGTCAAAACATAGTAAGTGGTGCTAGTGCTGAGACTGCCCGCAGTCAATGCCGGCATTACATTCGATACATCTGGCGTCACAGTGGCGCCAGTATTCGGGTTGTAAATGCGGAACTTGACGGGATCACCAGCCTTAAAATTGAGGGCAGGAGCGATCGTAATGATGTCGGTAGTAGTGTTGATTGCGGTTTCAATGAAACCATCAACAGTGCCAGCAGGCTTGTAGTAGAAAGCGCCGGAGATGCCGGACAGAACGGTTGCCATGACAAGAAGGGGGTAGTGGCTTGTGTGGGCACTGCCCAGCTAGATACAGGTTAGCGATTACTTCACGCTCGCCTGCCAACCAGTTTCTATGCGCCCAATAAAGTGAGGAGAATTATCTGGCGACTGAAAAGATGGCCCAACAATTGATCCAGTTCTCACATAAGTAGATGTTGATGTTTTACCAGTAGCATTCAACGTATCAAGCGTTTGCTTTGCAAGCTGAATCAACTGTTGACAGCGAGCAGGGCCAGCACTCTTAGGGGCGAAACATCGAATGATCAATGCACCCCTTGCGTAATCAAGCGATCCGTCGAGTACTGATTCAGTTGTAACGCCAAAAGTAACATTGATTCGCACGTATTCATTCGGCGGATCAGGTGGAACAGCGGTAATATTATCGAAATAAACTGGAACAGGTGGAACTTGCGTGTTATAGACGGTAAGCAATGGGCCTTCAATTTTGGCGCGGATGGATTGATAGTTCATTATCGTGTACCTCCAAAGCCAATCGTAATGCCACGCCCCAGATCCCTATTCAATCCACCACCCATTGCATAAGTAGCCAGCCAATCACGCTCTGCGGTTATCATTGCGTTTGGCTTGCTGCCATTGTCGTAACCCATGCTTATGTCATAACGAAAAGAAGGCTCTTGTTCGCCATTAGAATCTTTTGGACGAAAACCAAACTCGACCGGATCTTTAAGGGGATCGGCGTCGCTTGGATGAATAAAGACGCTTTCTTCGCCATCAATTGCAATTGCGGCGTGAGGAGCACTATTGACAACTTCAAACTGCTTCACGCCTCTTTCAATTGCTTTTTCAAAGCGAGACAACGGGAAATTGCGCTTGCTATAACGATAGATTCGTCCTTTCCCTCTTGGAGAAACGGCGCTTTGACCAGGCGAAACAACATCCCAAGAAGCGGAAAATTCACCGCTCCATGCCGGGCCAACTTCGACGAGCCCATTTGTTATTTCAATCGCAGCATTTTGAACACCAGAGGCAACAACCTTATTGATGTCCTTCATCAATTTATTTGCAATCTCAAGGTTTCGTCCACTTCCCCGCCTTGGTTGTTTTGCCATATCAACTCAGCCTCCCAACAACTGAGTGCATAATAGCGTTGTCACCACGGTACGAAAACATTCCAATAATCTTTGCGGTACGCGTTACGCTATTCTGTAGATAGCGAATCGAGTCTGTAGTTTGCGGAAAATATCCAGAAAGTGCACTGGCCGCAATGATAATTTTTACATCGGTCTGCTGATACAGGCCCTGTATTTCTTCTGGCTTTAATTCAGAGATGACAACCTTAACTGGAATTTCTGTTGCCGCACCAGAAACTGTACCCGTCGTTGGGTCATAAACAGGATTTGTGTTTGCTTTGACGTATGTCGCGTCAATTCCAAACTGATTAATCAGCGGGGCAGGAATTGAAGAAAAGATGTCATCGACAAGTGACATGATTCATCACAGCGGATTGCTGTACCAGCCGCCAGTAGCAGGAAAAACCTGTCCGCCGGCAAAGCGAACGCGACTGGGACGAAAAGCCCCAGCGCCGTAATAAGGATCAATACGCGCAGTACTTGTGCGGCTCACATACGGCTGATTGAAGCTCGGATCAATCATGTAACGATACAAAATATCCATTGCAAACGGCGGAATGTAATCAATACCGGTTTGCGGCATATCTCCTTGTTTGAACTTGACGCGCAGTGCGCCATCGCCAAGCTCTACCTCCTCGTATTGATTCGTGCTACGAAGAGATGCGCCACCGTCATTTGCAGCAACCGCCGTATACCCGCCCCCACTTCCAAGAAACGCTGCCATGTAGGCAACGGCAATTTCAAAATCAATTGGCAGCTCATCAGTTGCAAGCTGACGCCCATCAACTTTGATCAAGCGCGGCCAAGACAAAGACTGAGAGGCATCAGCGACGTATCCCTTCCACTTCAAGGGATTGATCGTCATTGTTGCAGCTACAAGTGTCTGCTCTTTTTGCGTGCTGTTCAACGCCAACCAAGCTGTAATGCCAGCGCTCACAGGAAGTTCCCCGAGAAGCGTGGTGGCCCTCGCAACGCTGATGAAGGAGTTGGCGTTAGCAGCTCCTAGGGTCGATACGAAGGCCATCGTGACGCCTCTCTAGGGCTCAGCCCTTGACAGTAGTGGTCTTGGTCTTGGCGCTGGCCACAGGGGCCTTGGGCGCAGGCGCAGGGCAAGCAACGGGTGCTTCCTCGGCAGGAGTTTCAGCGACCTCGGCGGCCACCTCAGTCTCTGCATTCAGCTTGGCTTCTTCTTGCTCGCGTGCCAGGCGAAAAGTAGCAATCGACATGACTTTTACTTGATAGTGAAAAGCCCCTCCGAGGAGGGGCTGTGACTACAGCGATCAGATGTAGCAGCGAAGCTGCGTGATCCGAATGTTGCGGTTGTCGGTGAATACCTTGTCCCAGTTGGCGCCAGTAGCAAGCTCAGCGTTGGTGGGCGAGTTGCCAGCAGCGTTGCCGACCCAGCTAATACCGTTCGGGTGCACCAGATAGTGCGTCCGGTTGATCAGGTAGTCGATACCCTTCAGGGAATCGCGGTCGGTTTCGAGAGGAGTCTTGGCGGGAGCAGTTGCAAAGGCAAATGCGCCAGGGCCAAAGAAGTAGGTGTGCAGCACGTCGGCACCACCAGTACCAGCGCCAGCATCAACAGGCAGGGTGTCGTCAACGAACACCGGGCGACCCAGATAGGTGCCCAGCTCAAGACGTTGAGCAGACAGGCGAGTGTCGAGCTGAGAGGTGCTGGAAGCAGGAACAATCAGATCCAGCTTCATCAGCGCGTAATACACGCGGGAGTGCATCAGCACGCCGGTCAGCTCTTGACCTGCATCACCCAGCTTGGCGATGGCGTCAACCATCACGCTCTGAGAGAGTTGAGTGGTGGTACCGCCAGCAGCGTGAGAGGAGGTCAGGGGACCACCAGTGGCAAACAGGCCCTTGATCACATTGATCAGGGAAGTTTGCATGTCACGCACCCAGTACTGACCAGTGCGGCGAGCAATGGCCTGCATGGGGTCGGAACCAGCCAGTTCACCGGCGAGATCCGAAGCTTTCCAAGCCTTACCACGCATATTGCGCACACCGGTTTGCACATCACCAGCCAGAGTGGCGGCGGTCAAACCAGTGGTGTCATCGAGGATCTCGGAGTCACCCGACAGATCGCCGAAGAAAGGCAGGTCGATGGTTTTGCCACCTTTTGCAAACTCAGCCTGAATGGCAGAGTTGGTGACCATCAGGCCAGAGGTAACGAGAGCGTTGCGGTTTTGCAGCTCTTCCTGCTGGTATTCCAGGAAAAGCTGAGGAATAAAGGGAATGCCAGCGAGAAGCATTGTCTTTGCCTCAAAGAAGAGAAGAAAACAGATGGGGCGCCCACAGCACTGCTGTTAGGCAATTTGAAAAAGCTTGTGTCGGTACAACCGCACTATGCGAGCGTCACGCTCGACTTCACGAGGCACGGCCTCTAACACTGAAATACTAGCGCTTCTTCTTAGCGGCAGGCTTGCGCTTCTTTTTATCCTTGACAGGGGGCATACCACTTTCGCTTGCAGCAATCGCCATTGCTTGAGCGCGACTTGTTACTTTTGCACCAGATGACGACTTGAGCTTGCCGCTATAAAATTCACGCATTACTTTGCCGAACTTGGCCTGCTGCTTGCTTGGTTTTTTCATGATCGAAATGCAAGATAATAAAAAAACCCCGCCGAAGCAGGGCTAGGTAAACAAAATCCGGATCAGCCGAAAGCGGTAGTTACAACGCTATAGCCCTTGCCGGTCGCCACCGCAAAATCAGTGGTGGTCAGGTCATTCCAGCCGGAAGTGGAGCGACTGCCAATGGCGACCAGGCCAGCGTCAACGCTCCTCAGATCACTAAAAACAGCACGGAAATCGGCGGCAGAAAGCCCGGAGGGGAAAGCTGCTGTGACCTTCATCCCAGAACCGGCGACGACGTTCATCAGAGCCGAAGTCTCCTCTGCAGCGGTCGTAACTTGACGACCGATAATGTTGCGATCAGTTTTGTAGGCCATGATAGGTGAGTTGAGCGCTCACACACAGGCTAGCGATGGCGACACAAGAGGGAATCAAGGAAGAGCTAGGCGGCGAGGCATGGGACACAGATCAAATAGCTGCGGAGATGCAGATTGGTAAAACGCTAAACAGCTTTTCGCGCTCTTTGTACGAAATTGGCAAAGTAGCAGATTACAAGAAAGAATTTGGTCAAATTCAATGGGACAATAGCTGCGAAGGATTTTACGAAGGAAGTGTCTATCTACATCTTTTAACAAATGCCGCCGGGCAAGAAATTGACGAATCATCGGGGCTTCTTCATGCCGCACACGCAGCCTGGAGTGCGCTGATGAATCTTGAAACGAAACTTCGAGCAGCAGAAAAGCAAGAGATTGAAAAGGAAAAAGAAGAAGTGACTCCTGTCTTCGGACAGTACATAACCGAGAATAAAGACGTACTGAATTTCACGTAAATGAAATGTCAGAACGAAGAACTTGGGATTCACCCATACGTGAGCCTTGGAATCCCATCATTCATCACCTGCTAAAAGCTATTGATACACATAACAGACTATATTTTAAGACTTGTGACGAATGGCATTTGCAAAAAGCAAAAGAAATGCGGGCATATGTAGTTGAGCTTAAAGATTGGATTAAAAATCAAGAGTGAATCTATTATTTACCATTTAACTTTGTCGAGTTATTTGCAATAGCGACGCACATTTCTACAAATAATTCGTCACTGTATTTATTCTTGCACATGTTTACCATTTTATGAACCCATCTAACATTTTCCAGCTCATAGCCTTTGCTGCTGTCAATTCTGTCAAGACTCGCGGTTGAGTCAGCAAATCCAATATCTATGGGCCAGCCAGTCAAAGAACAGAATCCATTGAAAATGCTTTCAAATTCTTCAAAAGTTAAATTCCATTCTATCTGCCTTGAATTTGCTGATTTTTGAAATTTGTTATAACTTCTGCGAAATAGGCCAACAGGCTGATTTTGTGAAAACTTTCTTGCGCCTTGAACGCATTTCTTGCATTGCCAATCAGATAAAGTGCTTTGCTTTGCATGATCTTTTCGTGTGTACGGCTGTTCAATTCCGCACCCACTACAAATAGAGCACCACTTTCCTTCTTTGTTTTGATATACGTCAACTCTTTTCTCGGTAACACTAGAATAATGTTTTTTGCAATATCGACAAACCCCTCTTTGTATCATCAAGAGAGCGCTGTTCTTTGTCGAGAACCAGCAGGTATTGCTGCACTTGCACAGCGCAAGCCATTTGTCTCCGACCTTAGTGACATTTTCATTAAATATTGGCAGCATGGATAGCGAGGTCAAGAATCCCATTTATCATAGCGCCCCAGACAGCCCATTTGGTAACTGAGCTCCAGTATGCTGCCGACATCTTGCCCTTGGCGATATTTTCCGCGTGTCGAGCTTTGAACGAACGACGACGTGCTTTCTCTTTTTCTGTCTGAGGATTACTACCGGCGCCTTTTACACCCTGCTGCCCAAAACGAATCAACTTAACCTCATCGCCACTTTTTGCGAGCACCGCATGTGATTTAGTGGGATGCGATGGAGTTCTAATGGGTTTATTGTATCCAGGAAATGTAATTCCGCGATAAGTGACTGACATAGCAAAAAT